TTCAAACACAAGCAACTGGCTTCTTGCTTACGCCCCAGACTTGTACTTATATGGTGCATTGCTTGAGGCATCTCCATATTTGAAAGACGATGAACGTCTTGCTGTGTGGAGTTCGTTATATTCAAATTCCATTGGCGACATAGAAATAGCAGATCAAAGGGCTTCTGTTGCTTCTACACCTATTGTTCGTGCCCGATCTTTAGGATAAAAAATGTCATCTTTTAATGATTACACCGAAAATCTTGTACTAACATATTTGTTTACAACGGGTTCAGCAACTCGTCCAACAGCATGGTACGTAGGATTGTTTACTGCCGCTCCTAGCGATGCTGGTGGTGGCACAGAAGTAACTGGAAATGGTTATGCCCGTAAAGTTACTGGAACAATAACTGTTTCTGGAACATCTCCAACACTTGCTACAAATAGTGCTGCAATTGAATTTGATGCGGCCTCTGGTGGCAACTGGGGAACAATTGGTTGGGCGGCAATATTTGATGCGTCTACTGGTGGCAATATGTTGGCATGGGCTGCTTTGACTGCTGATAGAACAATTAATGATGGTGATGTGTTTAGAATTCCTGCTGGAAGCTTAGATATAACTTTGACTTGATATGGCTGCTTACGGATCTGGTTATTACGGAGGGGGGAATTACTCTTATGGAGTAACCCTTGGGGATGTTGTTTTCCCTGCCCAAAGCTCTGTATCAATTAGTTCTGGTGCTGTTACTACTGGCTCTCTAACGATTGCGGCTCAAAGCGCAGTTTCAGTTAGTTCACAACAGGTAGCATCGGCTTCTGTCACGTTTAATTGCGTATCTAGTATTTCTGTAGATGCTGTAAAAATTGCTTTTGTTTCTGCAACTGTAGCTTCAGAAGCGGAAATGACAGTAGATTCCTCTGTCATTTTAAATGGCTCGGTTTCAATGGACGCTATTAGTGATGCGTCTATATTTGGTCAAAAAGTACAGTTTTCTGGTGTTCAGTTTAATAGCGTGTCAAATTTTATTATTGCAGGACAAAATAAGTGGCAAAATGAAAATGATATTAGCGAAACATGGACGGATGTATCAAATACTCCAGAGACATGGAATGAAATTTCTGATAACAGTGAATCATGGCAAATTGCCGCATGAGGTGAAAAATGGCTGATACTACAACCACAAATTTAGGTCTTACTAAACCAGAGGTAGGCGCTTCTACAGACACGTGGGGTACTAAGATCAATACTGATCTAGACTCTATTGATGCTTTGTTTGATGCGGGTCCTGTACTAAAGGTCACAAAGGGTGGCACAGGATCGGGTTCTGGCCCATTAGCAATTGCCAATTTAACTGGTTACACAACAACTGCAACAGCCGCAGGCACTACAACCTTAACGGCAGCAAGCACTCAAAAGCAGTTTTTTACTGGCACAACAACTCAAACGATTGTTTTGCCCGTTACAAGCACTTTGGTTTTGGGAATGGGTTATTTGATTGAGAATAATTCAACTGGCATTTTGACTGTTCAGTCAAGTGGCGCAAATGAAATTACAACAATTCCATCTGGCCTTACAGTTTTATTTACTTGCATCTTAACAAGTGGAACTACAGCGGCATCTTGGGATTCTTCTCAGGTTGGCATTGCATCTGGAGTGGCTCTGCCAGTTGCCAATGGCGGTACAGGACAAACTTCATTAAGTTCAGTAACTGTTGGAACAGCAACAAACCTTGCTGGTGGTTCTAATGGAACTATTCCTTATCAGTCTGCGGCTGGCACAACACAAATGCTTGCTGTTGGCACGGCAGGGCAAGTGTTAACTTCTGCGGGTACGGCTGCGCCTATTTGGGCTACTCCAGCAAGTAAAACATGGACAGCTATCACATCAACAGGCTCATATACTGTACCAGCGGGGGTAGCCTCTATTCGTGTTTATGCGTTTGGCGGTGGTGGCAATGGTTCTCGTAGTGCTACAACATTTGCGGGTGGCGGAGGTGGTGGTTGTGCGTTTGGAGATTTAGCTGTAACTGCGGGCCAAGTTTACACAGTCACTATTTCCTCTGGTGTGGCTACTGTTACAAGAGGCGCAACAACTTATTTTACAGCAAACAACGGCACTCAGGCTTCTGGTGCTACCCCCGGCACTGGTGGATCAGCAAGCAAAGACGCAAGTGTTACCAACGGTGGGGCATACACGGGCGGTGCTGGCGCGGCCAGCGGTGGCGGTGGTTCTTCCGCATCTCCTCTTGGTAATGGATACGCTGGTGGTACTGCTGGTGGTGGTGGTGGTTGGGGTGGGGTAGGTGGTCATGGTGGGGGAGGCGCAGGTGGCGCTGGTTTTACTACTGCTACTATCGGTGGCGCTGGCGGAGGTTCTGGCGGGGCCGCTACTGGTAACACTCAGTTTTCAGGTGGGATTGGTCGCTATTTAGGAAATGCTTTTACAGACCCATTGCTTGCCCCGCTTAATGCCGCTGGTACTAGTGGATTCTATAGTGGTACAAGTGGTATAAGAGTGTGGACTAGTTCAGCAGGGCCTGGGGCGGGGAGCGGCGCTGCAATGGCTGGAGCAGCTAACGCTGATCCATGTGCAGGAAGTGGTGGCATTGGCGGGGGCGGAGGCGCATGCGTTTCCAGCACAAACCAAACAACTTATGGGGGGGGTTCTGTTTTTGGTGGGGGGGGTGGCTTGGCACAGTCTTCCACTTCAGCGGCTAATGGTGGTTCGCCTGTTTATGCGGGTGGTGGCGGGGCCTCAGGTAGTAGTGCTGGCACTGCTGGCCAGGGTGGAGCGGCAATTGTTTTAATTTACGCATAAGGTGCAGATATGAGATTTGCTTTTATCAACAACGGTGTTGTTTACGACTCAATTATGGTTCGCCCTGAATCTGTGTTTGGCGAACACTATGCTTCACAATTTGTGGAAGTGCCTGAAGAAGTACGCTCTGGATGGACATTTGACGGCACTAACTTTGCGCCTCCTCCTGAGCCAGAACCAATTGTGACTCCAACAGCACCCACTAAAGAAGAATTGCTTGCACAGTTACAAGCTATTCAAGCACAAATTCAAGCACTGTGATAAGCCATGACACAAGAAGTCACCCACGAACAAATCTACGAAAGACTGCTTGCAGTTGAAACTAAGGTAGATACCATAGACAAGAACACAAGCGGTCTTGTAGAGGCTATTGATGCCATGCAAGGGGCTGTTAAGGTCTTGGGATGGATAGCCTCTGCTGCCAAGCCTATCCTATGGGTGGGTGCGCTGATTATGGGTGCTGGTGCTATCTGGCAAACATGGCTTAAAAAGTAATGGCTAATGTAAAACAACAATTAGATATTCCTGCTATACCTTCTTTGGGTACATCAGGAATTGTCTATTCTCAAAACATCCAGAATCAAAACAATGGGCTATTGAGGTTGTTTTTTACCAAGCTGACAAACGTAATTGGCTCATTAATTGGCCCTTCTGGTGGAAAGTACCTAAACAATCCTTATGGTGTTTTTTTAGATACTACAGATCAAGTTGCGGCCAACACAACAACCGCTTATCCAGTTACTCTAAACACAACAAATTTGTCCAATGGTGTTTCTGTTGCAAGCAATTCAAGGATTACTGTAGCTTTTGATGGCATTTGGAACTTACAGTTTTCAATTCAATTTAAGAATACCACCAATGATGGTCAAGACTTTGATATTTGGTTTCGCAAGAATGGTGTAAATATAGCTAATTCAAATAGCCGTTTTCACCTGCCAGCAAGAAAGATTCTTGCCGATCCAAGTCACTTGATTGCAGCTTTAAATTTTATGGAAAGCTTAGTAACAAACGACTACATTGAAATAATGTGGAATACAACCAATACAGGAGTTAGTATTGAGCATTATGCTGCCAGTTCTACCCCAACAAGGCCAGCAGTCCCTTCAGTCATTGTCACAATGACGTTTGTGTCTAACCTGCCTACACAATAGAATACCAACATGGCTTATATTCCACTACAAATTCCTCCAGGCGTATTTAAAAATGGTACTGATTACCAGTCTAAAGGCCGTTGGAACGGATCAAATTTGGTACGTTGGTACGAAAGCACTATCCGCCCCGTAGGTGGATGGAGAAAACGTGTATCTTCACAACTGACGGGCATGGCTCGTGGATTGATTACTTGGCGTGACAATGGTAATAATAGACGCATTGCTGTTGGTACTCATTCAAATTTATATGCAATGAATGAGATAGGTACTTTAACTGACATTACTCCTGCTTCATTTACTACTGGTGATGCTGATGCAATATTAAAGCTTGGTTATGGATATAGTTTGTATGGCAGCTTTGCTTATGGTGTGGCTCGTCCAGATTTAGGGTCATTTACACCTGCTACTACATGGAGTTTAGACACATGGGGTGAGTATTTAGTTGCTTGCTCGTCAAAAGATGGTAAGTTGCTTGAATGGCAATTAAATGTAGCCAATGATGCCGCTGCCATTACTAATGCACCAACTAGCTGCACGGGCCTTGTTGTTACTGAAGAACGATTCTTGTTCGCATTGGGTGCGGGCGGTAATCCTCGTAAAGTGCAATGGTCAGACCAAGAAAATAATACTGTTTGGACTCCTGCCGCAACTAACCAAGCTGGAGATTTTGAGTTAACGACTATTGGCTCTCTGATGTGTGCAAAACGCATCCGTGGATCTGTTATTTTGTTTACTGATGTTGATGTACATACTGCGTCATATATTGGCCCACCATATATTTATAGTTTTGAGCGTATTGGAACTGGTTGTGGCGTTATATCTAAGCAATCAGTAGCAACTATTGATAATTCTTGTATTTGGATGTCAGGGTCAGGATTCTGGATATATGATGGATTTGTTAAGCCATTGAATTCAGATGTTTCTGATTATGTGTTTAGTAATTTAAATACAACTCAGCAATCTAAGATTTATTGCGTACATAATTCATCATTTGGTGAAGTCTGGTGGTTTTATCCTAGCTCTGCTTCTAACGAAATAAATTCATACGTTTCTTACAACTATCGTGAGAATCATTGGGCTATTGGTACGTTAGCTCGTACGTGTGGCACAGATCGTGGCATCTTTACATATCCAATTATGGTTTCTACAGACGGCTATATATATGAGCATGAAGTTGGTTTTAACTATGATTCACAGACACTATTTGCTGAGTCAGGGCCAGTAGAGTTGGGTGTTGGCGATAGGACTATGAGTCTGACAGGATTAGTTCCTGATGAAAAGACTTCTGGTGACGTAAGGGTTAGCTTTAGCACTAAGTTCTATCCAAATACAACTGAATATAACTATGGCCCGTATTCAATGGCAAGCCCTACTTCAGTTCGTATAAGCGGAAGGCAAGTAGCTGCAAAAATTGAGGGCGTGAGATTAACTGATTGGCGTGTTGGCGTTATTAGGTTTGATGGTAAACCTGGCAGTTTGAGATGATTGACTACGAAAAGTACAAGATTAATGGTGAATTACCATTATGGGCTGTATCTTTTCAAAAAGTAGAAAAAATTCTTCAACCTGCTTTAGAATACGACAATACATATAATATGCAGGACGTAGCCGACTGTATTGACAGTTGTACGATGCAATTATGGCCTAGTGAAAATAGCGCAATTATCACTCAGGTTCAAAACTTTCCAAGAATGAAGGTTTTGCATATATTTTTGGCAGGCGGTAATCTAGAAGAATTAGAAATACTCGCTCACCATATTCAGAAGTTCGCTGAAGACATGGGATGCCACAAGATGACCCTAACAGGACGTAGGGGTTGGTCTAGAACTTTTGTATCCAAATTTAACATGAAGCCAACACATTATTGGCTATCAACGGAGGTGTAATTATGTCTGGTGGCTCAAGTAAACAATCACAGCAGCTTGATCCTGCATTTCGTGATGCGTTCTTAAAGAATTTAACGGGCGCTCAAGGTGTTGCAGGTAATTTACAGGCAAGAGAGTTTGCAGGATTTAATCCTGACCAACAAGCTGGTTTTAATGTTGCCCGTCAATTTGCAGATCCTAATAGTGAGGCATTTGCTGGTTTGCGTCAGGCTTTTGGTCAAGCTACTACTGCGGCAAATTATTCGCCTCAACAAGTTGCATCCCGTGATGTTAATGCGGCTTTAGCACAAGGCCGAGGATATACAGCGGCACAATCTCAGGGTCAAGGATATACAGCGGCTGATGCACAAGCTGCTCAATTTGCTAGAAATGCTGTTCGTGATGTTAAGGCGCAACAAGTTCAAGCTGCACAAGCAAATCGTAGTGGCGCTCGTGATGTTGGCTATGAGGGTGTTTCTGGTGCAAATGTAGCTTCAGAAGCATTGGGACAAATTGCACCACAGGCAAGAGCAAATGTTCGAGATATCAATGCAGCCTCATTTTTGAATCAAAATATTCAGCAGTATATGAACCCATATACTCAGGCGGTTACTGAACAAAGTTTGGCTGACCTAGAGCGTTCACGCCAATTACAACAACAGCAAACTGCTGCTCAAGCAACAGCGGCTGGTGCTTTTGGTGGATCTCGTCAGGGTGTTGCTGAAGCAGAAACTAATCGTGCGTTTGGAGAAAATGCGGCTCGATTGGTTGCACAACAAAACGCTGCGGCTTATCAAGCGGCTCAACAGGCTTCTGAGGCTGATTTGGCTCGTCAGATGCAAGCTCAACAATTAAACCAAGCTCAAGATGCTGCTTCTACGCAACAAGCTTTAGCATTGGCTGGTCAGTTTGGTTTGGCAAATCAAGAGGCGGCAATCAGAACTCAATTAGCAAATCAAGGTGTAGATGTCCAGTATGGATTGACTAATGCCCAACTTCAGCAACAAGCTGCATTGGCAAACCAACAAGCGGCACTTCAAGGGGCAATGGCAAATCAAGGTTATGATTTTAGTGTTGGTCAAATGAACACGCAGAATCAACAGCAAATTAACTTAGCCAACCAAGCGGCTAGGAATCAGGCTTCACAGTTTGGTGCTGGTGCTATGAACCAAGCGTCATTGGCTAATCAGGCTGCACTAAACCAAGCAGGTCAATTTGGTGCTGGCGCTATGAACCAATCTTCTTTAGCCAACCAAGCGGCACGTAATCAAGTTGGCCTACAAAACGCACAAAACTTCTTGCAAGCTAATTTGGCTAATCAAGGTGCAGGGTTGCAAGCCAATCAACAGCGTTTAGGCGCTTCTGGTCAGATGGCTAATATTTCTCAAGCTGGTCAGAATTTAGGTTTGACTGGCGCACAAGCTTTGGCAAACATTGGCAATCAACAACAAGGGTTATCACAACAACAGTTGGATGCCATCCGCAATCTGCCATTGGAACAACAACAGATTATCAACCAAGCATTGGGACTCAATGTTGGTGGTGGGTCTGGTACTCAGTCATCTTCTACTTCACGCCAAGGTTTGCTTGGTTTGCTAGGTTTCTAAGGAGTTTATATGTTTAATCTTGGTTTGTTGTCTGATGCGGCACTTACTGGCCTTAGTGATGATGAAAAGAATAGCTTACAAAAGCAAGCTACTCAACAGTTCTTGCTTGGCTCTTTGTTAAGCAATGACCCTTCAATGGGTTTGAAGTCTGCCTTATCTGTACCAGATCAGTACTTGAGTGGTCAACGTGCTATTTCTGAGATGCAAGAGAAAAGACGCCAACGTGGTGAAGTTTCTAGCTTCTTAGAAGAGTTTGCTCCTAATCAGCAACAAGCACAAAGCCAAGCATTAAATGCAAATCTTGGAAGACCAAGGATGGCCTCAAGCCCTTATGCTTTAGGCACAGCTTTAGGTTTGCCACAAGAGCGTGTTGAGCCACAAGCAGCCAATCAGCCAATTGATTACGACAAAGCTTTATCCGCATCATTACGTTTATCAGGAAATCCTGCTCAACCTCAGATTCGTGAAACTTTGAAATCAATGCAACCAACTATTTTGCCTAGTGGAGTTGCAGTAAATGCAAATATGCAACCTATTGGTGGCGTTCCAACTTTTGATGCTAAAACTGGTTTAGTTTCAAGGCCAACAGTTCAAGGTGGAAATGTAGACTTCAATATAACATCTGCACCAGGTTATGGAAGAGCCGTTGAACAAAACTTAACTTATGCTTTGCAACCTGGTGAACAACCTCTTTATGATAGGGCGGGTAACTTAATTGGTGTGCGTGATATGGCGGGATCTCTTCAAACTCTGCAACAACGTGAAGCTGCTAAAGCAATTGGTGGCTCGTTTGCAATACCAGAGCAAGTTGTTAATCCTATTACGCAACAAAAAGAATTTAGATCTCGTGCAAATATTTTAGGTTTTACTAATCCTGCTAGTGCGACAGG